GTCAAAAAGAATACAGTAAGATCATCTCTCAAATCTTTAGGTAGTTTAGCTACTTGAGCTAAGTTTGCTGCAATTTGAGTAAATTTCTCATAACCCTTTTCATTTGCTCTATCAAAATATTCAAAAGAACTCATATACTGCCAGTCATCTACAACCAAAGTCTTGATGTGTGGCATTTTTTCATTAACATGCATAATTGCTTTAATAACTCCTGCTGCAGAAGATGATGATGCTAAATTACCTTTTGGATTATCTTTTGAAATTGATGCATACATTCCTTTCCAACCTTTAAAAGGTAGTGGTTTGTTTGCAATGTTAATTACAAAAGTTTCATCAGGATTTAGATGTCTGATTGCTGTTGATTTGCCTGTACCTGAGTCAGCAATGATTAATACACTTTGTGCCATATTTATTTATAATTTTTATTAAGGATACTATTTAATGTTAATTGAATTGTCTTAAGTGTTTTATTGATTTCAACTAAAGCATCAACTAAACCTGGTGTTTCTTTGTCATCTGGATCTGGTATATCTGGATTTGCAAAGTCATGGATTAATTTACCTCTACTTGTTACATCATTTATAATCTTTAATTCATTAACTGGGATTATGTGTCTAATAAATCCAGTACTTGATTCAATTAATTCATACTCTTCTTTCCAATGAGGATTGTGTTTATGAAGATATAGAGTTCTTTTTGGATCTTCTGTATCATAACCTATACTTACAAATTCAGTATAGATATCTTCATTCTTTTCAAATTCACTTGGGAAGAAACTAACATATAGTTCATCTTTTCCAGTTGGCCTGTATGCCATCTTAGGTATGTATAATGCATTGATTAGTCCATTAGTTTGGAAGTAATCTTCATGCTCTTCTCTTAAGGCGTTAACCTTGGTCTTACGTTCTTCTGGTGTTATTGCCATTTCATTTGTTTTATTTGTTTTATTTAAATTTTTAGTACTTATCATGATTTTATAATATTACTGTTATCTTTTTTCTTGAAGTCCTGGTGTTTCCATCTCTTCAATTTGCATTGATGCAAACTTAGCTTTAAAGAAACTCATTCCAGTATCACCATTTCTTGCTTTAAGAAAATGTAATACTATGGTTTTGTCATCTTCAATGATAAATCTATCAGGACCATAAAATCTAATCTTTTGTTTTGCTGGTCTGTTAATACCAATTAAAGTATCAGCATGTTGTAACATTGCATCTGAACCAAATATGTCTGACTCAAGAATATAATTGCCATACTTACCATCTATTGCTCTTTCAGGATTATCAATATTCCTATTAAGTTGAGATAAAGCAATAAATAAACAAGGATAGTCACGTTTACATTGTGTAAAGAACTCACCCAATTCAAATAACATATCTAATGTATTGTTTTGATAAGGTGCTCTTTTAACTAACATAGTGTGATCCAAAGTAATTATTGTTTTTATTCCCTTGTGTTGATTCATGTACATATCAATTTGCTCACGCATTTGATTTACAGTCATAGGAGTACTAATAATATCTACAGGATGCTTTATTCTTTCTTTAGCATATTGATGACAAGTATTAAGTGTGTCAGCAGTAATTAAACTTCCTGCACTACATAACTGTTTATAAGTTTTGCCAGTTACTGAAGAAAATTCTCTAATTGCTGAGGTTCTACCAACCATCTCATATTGAAACTCTAATACTCTAAATGAGTCATTAGGATTTAATGCAAAAGATTCTCTGATAATTTGATCTTTGATTAATGTTTTACCTGAACCAGGTCTTCCACCAATAACAGTTAATGTATTCCACTCTAAACCATCAGTTGTAGCTTCATTAAATTTTGGCCATGGTGTATATATAGACTTCTCCTCACCGGTTTGTCTTTTGTACATATATTTCAATGCATCATTAAAGGCAGCATATTGTCCTATCCAGGATTCTGTTGGTTTACTCATAGTTCAATTTTAGTATTCATTAAATCTTCAAGATCACTCCAACATAAATTAACTTCATGCTGACAAGAAGAACCTTCTTCAATTTCACTAATGCATAGTTCTAATAATTCAACTACTTCATCTTTAAAATGAGGATGTTTTTTAATTATTTCATCACCAAATGCTTGTAATTCTTCAATTACTGGATTTTTATAATTCATAATACAGTTTTACTAATAAGAACCCTAAAATACTGAAATAGATTATTCCTATTAAAATTATTGGTTTTTTCATATTACATTTTCTTTAAAATGTTTATACTCTGTTTCTATACCATCTCTAATCATATCACAGTAATCTGCTAATGTAGATGATTTTACTCTGTGCTTATCTTGTTTGCATATAAAATATTGACTAGTTTGCATATACATGTATTGTGCATCTCTATATTCATTTACATACATTTTAGTAGCTTTTATAACTTGTTCCCAAGTATAATCATATGTTTCAAATAACCATCTGAATGATTCACATAGCATCTTTACATTAACCCTGGCTGGTTTGCCACTGGGTAGTTTTATATTAGGAAACACTTCTCTATAGGTATTTATTTTATCTACAAAATCTTTACCCATCAATTGGGCATCAGTTTTCTTTTTTGCTTTTGTAAAATAATTATCTAAATGTACCATCAAGCTTTTAGCTTCAGCACTCATTGTATATTTATCATTATCCAAGATTAAAAAGCCTAATCTTTCTAGTGCTAATTTATCATCATTTGTAATTTGAGGTAAAGATACTCCTTCCTTTATTCCAAATAATAATAGTACTTGATTTGGTGTTAAATTGTTTTTCAGCATTATCTGAAATAGTTCCCACATATTGTTTGGTTTTAATTATAAGTGTTTGATTATCAGATATATGATTAAAAAGGTGAATAACAAAAATAAACAAAATTTACCATATAATCAAACTTTTATCTTGTTTTTTTAATTCTAAATTTGCTTTATTAAACACATCATTATGGTCCCATTCTCCACCTTTATATGCAGCTGATGCTGGGTGTGAACATTTAAGTACTTTACAATCAGGTATAATCATCTCCCATTCTTCAGCTTTTTTCCCCATCAATATGAAGATTGTATCTTTTTTATGTTTGTTAATAGTATTAAATACATAATATGAAAACAGTTTCCATAACTGGTAATGTGAACCTATTTTATTAACTTCAACAGTTAATGCTGTATTCAATAACAATACACCTTGATTAGCCCAACATCTTAAATCTGTATGATCTCTTCCTATGGCTTTATTTATATACTGCAAAGACTTTTCAGCTTTACCTTTTTTAGAGCAACTAAATGCTAAACCATCTGCTGATCCTAATTGAGGATATGGATCTTGACCCACTATAACAACTTTAAGATCATTATATGAACATTCTTTGAATGCATTGAATACATCTTTAAATGGTGGGGTAAATCTAAGGCCATTATTTACAGACTTTTCTAAAAAATTATATACAGTATCAAATCCTGTATTATCTATAAAAGGATTAAATACTAAATCCCATCCAGATATTTCTGAATCAGCTTTTATCTGATTTTTAAATTTATTTATATTAGATTCCATTTTATTTGTTTTAATTTGTATATTTGTCAATAAATACCTTTAATATGAGTGAAGAAAATCAATTGCAAACCTTTGATACATATGATTTTAGTGATAACATTAAAAACATAGAAGTATCAACAGCCTACATACCAGGGCTTCAAAGAATTTTAACTGACATGCTTATGAATTTTTCAGCTGGTACTGAAAAACTTCCTGAGATGTTTAAGAAATTTGAACAAAACCTTGATAAAAATGAAGAAGATAGAGTCAACTTAGGTCTTAATAAAGAAGAATCTGACATTTATACATTATTTTCACTTTTACAATTATTTAAATATCTTGCAAATGAACAAGGTTTAGCTAAAAAAACAGAAACTACAGCTACTGTTGAAGAGTTAAAAGAACTTGCCTTAATGATGCAAAGAGATGAAGATGTAACTGACAAACTTAAAGAAATTCAAGATAAAATAAGGATTGTAAACTAATTATCTTAGTTGCATTCCACTAAAGTCTCCAATTTCTATACATGCTTGTATAGCTAAGTTTAATTCATCTTTGTCACACTGACCAAAAGACTTGCAGTATTCTTCTTTATTTTTTGTAAAGCAGAGTCCTGCTTTTCTTTTTACCACTAGTTTAGCTTCTTCAAATGTATATCCTATTTCTTGAGCTATTTCTCTAATCATTGCATGCAGTCTAGCTAACTGAGGATTACTTCCTTTGTCACCACTTACACCAATAAATATTTCTAATTGTGCTCCTTCAGGTAAATCATTCAAAAATTTTTGATATTTATTACCTACAGCTTTGATTGGAAAATCCAATGCACCATTTTTTACAGTGCATTGGATAAATAAACTATCTTTCATTTCAATATCATTGTTAATGAATAACCCTCTTGTTCATCTCCTGGGTCTGATACTATAATTATTGTTTCTTCCATTACTTAAATCTTAAAGATGGACCAACATAAATAAACTCTTGTGCACATGCTTCACATACAGCTTCTTTTATATTTCCATGAAGTGTAGTATTAAAACAATTGGGGCAACGTGCATTTTCCAAGTAACTAAATTCTTCACAAGATTGTCTAGCTAATTCTTCAATATGAGAATCAAGTGTTTGATTTTTTTCTATTCCATCATTTTTTGGTTTTTTAAGATTGTTTTGAGATCTTTCATATTCTCTCCATTCATAAATTTTTAAATCATTCATTTTTTCTAGGTCTGCTATGGTAGCTTCATGTGGTACTTGTCCATCATTTGCCTCTAATAACTGACAATATAATTCTTTCATTCTTCCCATAATATTTTTTATTTTTTAAACATACATTTCATATTCATCATAAATTTCTACAGCCTTTTTATCTAATGGTGCAAATCTTTCAGCTCTATAGCCAATCCAATGTAAACCAAACTGAGTACGGCCTTCATTAACAACACCATCAATAATATAAACTTTTTGTTCCATAGCATTAACATATTGTTTAATAACTTTATACTCTGCACCTTCTGTAACTGATGCTCCTTGTGGAAGTTTTTTATCATCTATACAAACTACTTTCATAATATTTAAAATTTATTAAGTTTAAAGATAATCATCATCTCCATCATCTTCTGAAAAAACAGTACCACTTCCCTGGCAATTATCACAAGTTGTTGTTATATAACAACCACCGCAACATTCATTACTATAGTTATGACAATTTCTTTCTTCTAATGTACCTTCTCCATCACAATTTGAGCATTTCATTTACTTAAAGGGTTATAGTATTTAATTTTCTTTGAATCAAAGTCTTTTAAAGCTGTTTGTACCCATAATTCATCTTGAGTATTTTTATAACATAAGATATGGCATGTTGCTTTTTCTGTTGGATTTAACCTTAATAGTCTTCCAATTCTTTGAGCACTTTTTCTTTCATTACCATAGGCATGCATAATAATACCTTGTCTTAAATTAGGTATAGTAACACCTTCACTTAATTGTAATACACAAGACAAGTTATCAATTCTACCATCTGAAAATAACTCTAAGTTTTCTTCATTTTTAGAGTTTCCAGAATGGTAACTGTATTTTGATAGTTTATCTGCTTGTTTTTGAGTATTTGCAAAAATAATACACTTACTTCCCAAATTAGGAAGCAATGATTTTACATATTCTTCTTTAGTTGTGTATTCCATTAAAGCTCTCATTCTCATGATTGCTGCAAGTTGTTTAGCTTTTAATGATTCTGCTTCACCACAACGTTCAGTAACATAATCATAATCTTTTTTCTCTGAAGTCCACCAATGACCACCTTGCTTTTTATTTTTCTTTAATGTCAACAACTTTGACAGTTCTAATTCATGTACTACTATCTGATAATCATTTAGTATTTTTGAATCAGTTGCTTCATCAATAGTAAAGGTGTATTTAATTGGGCAGTATTTTCCTACCATTTTACCTTTTTCAGAATCATTGTATTTTGGTGGTGTGCCGGTTAAACCTAATATTTTACCTTTAAAGTTAAATAAGAATTCAGAATGTGTTTCTAATAAATTATGACATTCATCCAAGTACACTATATCATACTCATTAGGGTTTTGTTTTCCTATTGAAAGATATGTAGTAAATGTTAAATGATCTGCAAGTTTTTCTATGTCAAGTTTCTGCAGTTCTGCTAACCAAGATTCTTTAATAGATA